GGTCGGCTGCGGTCTACTGCCAGCACCGTGACGAACGCTTTGTCACCATATTCGCTGATGAAGTAAGCATGATCGCCTTTCTTTATTATCGCACGCCAGGCAGTGAGTCTCACTTTTGAGGCTCGCCACACCACGACCGACACGATCCATATGATCGCAACGACAATGATGAGGGTTAATACTGACGTTTTGCTCATGTTAGAAGCTCCTCTCTTGAGTGACAGATACACCAGGGATGGTGACACCTGCTTCGATTGCTGATCGGATGAGGGCCATGTTCGGCTCACAGTATTCACGAGGCACCATCAAGGCGTCTGTGACAGTGATCACCTGGCGCATACGGACACCAGTCTTCGGAGCGGCCACTGCCTTCTTCGTCTCAGACTGGACGGCTGCGGTTGCTTCGATCTCTTTGGCTTTGCGGAACGCTTTGTCGCGTGCAGCCTGGTCGGCATCGACCTGGGCTTTGCTGAGGATCGCACGAGTCTCGAGGAGCTCGTTGATTGCTTGGGTGAAGGCGAGCTTCACACGAGGGTTCTCTTGATCGGCTTCAGGAAGCTCACCATAAAAGGCTTTGAGTTCCTTGCCGCGCTCGTCGATCGGTGTGATCTTCTTTGTCTGCAGTGCTGCAGCGACGTTGAAGTTCGTGATGATGTCGTCGATGCGAGCGGCTTCTTTGCGAGCAGCTGCAGCTTTCTCTTCTTCATAGGTCATGATCTTCGCGCCGAGCTCTGTCTTCGCTTCTTGAGCGACAGCGAGGACGCGTCGTTCACCTGCGATGAACTGATCCTTGACGTTGTCGAGTGGGCGAGTGATCGCCAGGCGGAGCTTCTCGGTGCCAGTGATGTGGCTCGTGATCTCTTTGCGGAGCTTCACTGCATCAGCCAGGCTGGCGTCATCATCGACGTTCGTCTTGTCGGCCTGTGCCTTCAGTTCGATCGACTTCTGTTCGATCGGTGTGAGCTGCACGAGTTCGCTATCGACGAACTGCTGCAGGATCACATTATCATTCTTTTGTACTTCTGCCATAGGGGTTGGTCTCCTTATTTTTTTGCTTGTGCTTTTATATTATACCGTCGGTGCTTATTCGTCAATAGGCTTGCTGAGTTCTGCCACGATCTTATTGATCTGCATGAGGGCCTCGAACTGCATATTCGTGTTGTCTTCGATCAGGTCTGCGATGTCGCTGCGCTTGATCGTGATGATGTAGGTGACGAGGTGATCGACCACGATGCGGTCATCATAGAGGATGAAGTACATTGTCTCGAGCTTATCGTTGATCACAAAATACTGGATCACCTGGTCTCGGAAGTAGTGCTTCTCCTCGTTCGGGACTGAGTAGATAGGGTTATAGCCAGGCAACTTGCGAGCAATACGATCCTCGTATATGAAGCGGAGGTGGTTGCCTGAGCTGAGGCTCTTTACTTCGCCGCCATATGTCGGCAGCGCGTCGCCTTCAACTGGCTCAGCGCCATCAGGTGAGACACCCATGTCGTCGTCCAGATCACTGATCCACATACCTGCATCGCCATCGAACTCGAGGCCGAGGATCTGGCCCGCTGCAGCAAGTGCATCAGGTTCGACTCGGTGGCCTCGGTCCATCGGGCTCTCACCATCTGGGGCGATCGCCATCTTTTCACCGATGATGTCCCAGAAGGTCTGGTATCGCTTGTCGCTGTTTCGGGACTGGCGTCGAACGCCTTTGACCTTCGAGCCCATCACCTTGCCACGTCGGGCATCGAGCCATTCCTGGCTCTGCTGATCGGTCAGATAGATCTTCATCTACTTGTCCAGCTCTGCAGCCTCAGCGGCTTTTGATGCAGCTGCATCGATCTTTGCTTTTGCGGCATCTCGAGCGGAAGTCTGATCAATACCGAAGTAGTCCTCAGCCTTCGCCTGGCCGTCTTTGATTGCTTTGTAAACGGCACGGAGATCAACGAGATCTTCCTTCGTCATAACAGTCACCTGCTTGTCGAAGTATTTCTCGAGCTGTTCCTTCGTGACCTTGAGGCCCTTGAACGCAGCTAGGACTTCCTTCAGGATCTCATCGACTGGACGCTTGTCGGCATCAGCGACGGTCTTCTTGCACTCTTCAACGGCCATGTCCACGACGTCACCTGGGATGATCGCTAGAATACAGGCTCGCATCCTTCGGGCTCCGAAGTTCGCGGTCGCCTCGTATATGTCGCGGCCATCGGTCAGCGCTTTGCTGCCTTGCTTCGTGTCGCGCTTGTGCTCGACGGTGAAGATCTTTGTGACTCGTGTGTTGGTCTCGAGGTCCCAGGCATATGCCATCATAGTGCTGGCGCCATTGATGTTCTCGAGTTCGATGATGCCTGTGTCCATGTTGCCCCAGTTCTGGGCAAGTGCTTCAGCAAGTCGGATCGATGGACCTGAGACGCTTTGACCGCCCTTCGGGTATCGATAGACTGCCTGGGCTGCGAGCGTTGGACGCTGACAGGTGGCTTTGATGCGTTCGATCGCACGGAACTCGTCACGAGGGAACCGCTTTGCAGCGATCATCGCGGCCTGCACTTCTTGTGCCTGGCGTGACACCATCATCTCAGCTTGTGGGCTGTTCGGAAGGTGCTCTTGATCCTGCACTGTTAAGTTGTTATCTGGTCCTGGCATAGGTTGGTCTCCTTTGTTTAGTTGTAACCCTAGTATATACCGTTCGTGCTTGTGATGTCAATGACCTTTTTTCTGGTCGTTGATCATGTTCAGCGCGGCGAAAAAGCGGGCGGCAATAATGATCTCCAGATCCACCATCTCCATCGCCTTCAGCACATCCTCGATCCGCCGATCATACTTCGGGTCTGACACCATCTGCTGCCGCACAGCATCGAGCCTGGCCATCACTATGAAGTCATCGCCGTCGAAGTCTGCAGGATCCACGTCGCTGCTCTCGTTCGTTATATGGGCCGCGTTGATCATAACCCGCACCCCGTAGTCAGTGATCATTTTGCCTCCTTCTCCAGATACAGCTTGACAGCCCTGATCACTCGCTGCTCCCTCCAGAAGGGTGTCGCGTGATTGTGAGCGAAGTGGATGTTGTAGCCACTATAGTCGATGATCTCTTCGCGGCCATGCCGACGATAGCGAACCTTGTCGTCGCGCCTCACATATTCATGACAGATCGGACATTCCCATCCGTGATGAACGGCCACGACGTTGCCGTGTATAACAACTTCATGGCTCTTCGTTTTAGTCGGTAGAGGCCGCGGCTCTGAAGCCTGAAGCGCCTTGCGGACCGACATGATCATAGGATCAACACTGGTTGCTGGCTTTGCCATATACTACTGAGCCTTCCATTCGTCATAGGCTGCTTGCACTTCCTGGAAGTCATAGTTCGAGCCACCTGCGTCAGGGTGAGCAGTTGCCTGTGCCCGTCGATATGCCTGCTTCACAGTCGGAGCGTCGGCATCTTGAGTCGTACCCAGGACAACCCACCACGGACGTTTCACTCGGTCGGATGGCGGTGGCGTGACGATCGCTGAAGGCAGCGCCTTGAAGCCAGTGAACGCTCGGTCGATCATCTCTTCGGTGCCCCATCGCTCCATCCCTCGGATCGCTTCGACGGTGAGTCCGATCGCTCGAAGGTTGGCATCAACAGTCCGCCATCGATCACAGCTGATCGCTATATCTGACCCCTTGCGGGTGAAGTATAGAACGACACCTGGATCCTCGGGCTCGCGTTGGCCAGCATAGGGAAGACCGTCGCGGCGGGTGGCGACGTTGGTGCTGATTACGATCTGATCGACTTCCATCATCTTCAGTTCTTTAGTGAGTAGCTGGCGAACTCGGCCGCCTGGCATCTGACTCGGGCCTGAGCGTCTGTCATAGTGTGAGGTCCGCGGACGATCCGCTGGCCATGATAGTGGGTATGCTTCAATCATGACTTTGCAAACCTTGCGATCATGCTCTCCACGATCTCCTTATTGCCTGCAGATACGAACACTTCGACGGCTTCAGATGGCTGGCAGTTGCCGCTCATTGTGCCGCTCTCGAGGTTGATGATGCTGAGCTTGCGAGCAAACATCAGCGGGTTCTTCGATGTCTTTGATGGGCCGTGAAGCACTACCTGGCGATCCTGAAGGAAGGGGCTGACAGAGATCTTCTTCCCAGCCAGTTCGCCCCATACGCGCCGCATTATTGTGCCCTCATAAAGTTCTTGATTGATGCCTTTGGTCGGGTAGGGTAGACCTTCTTCGGTCGATCCTCACGTTCGCGTGGCGC